CTCTCTCGCTGGCCTCGCGGAGGGTCCTGGCCCTCACGCGGAAGTCGCACTCCAGGTGGACGGCGAAGTCCTGCTCCTCCGGCGGGTCCCCGGCGGCCCTCATGCTCTCGGCGGCGGACCGGAGCGACTCCTGGGCGTCCGGGTCGCCCTGCCAGCCGGACCCGATGGCCCCGGGGAAGGCGTCACCCAGCCTGTCGGCCACTCGGGTCCTCCATCCCGGCGTCCTCGCGCACCTGGGGGCCGCAGACCACGTCGGCGAGGCAGCTCTCGGGCCGCTCGCCCGTCCAGCCGCAGTGGGGGCACACGGGGAGCTGCTCCCTGTCCGAAGGGGCCTCCTCGGGCTTCTTCCGCCCGAGCCTCACTTGATCTGGTCCAGGGTGATGTAGTTGGTCGCGGTGCGCCCGTGCTCCGGGTGCCACTCCATGAGCAGCTGGCCCGCCTCCGGCGCCTGGAGCCGGGTGCTGATCCCGTACTCGTCGCCGCCCTTGATGCTCGGGTTGATCACGATGTCGCACTCGCCGCGCCAGTCCATGTACTGGTGGAAGTGTCCCATGTTGATCATGTCCACCCTGGCGAGCCCGAGCTGGCTCATGAGCGCCTGGACGGCCTCGCGCTGGTTGCGGAGCCCGTAGAACGGGATGCCCGCGAAGCTGTTCGACTTCACGCCGTCGCCGTGGGTGAAGGCGACGCGGTGGCCGAAGATCTGGTGGATGTACACGAGGTCGCGGGGCACGACGACCGTCAGGCCGCTCTTCGAGGCCTCGGCCATGCCCTGGACCATCTTGCCCATCATGAACTCCCAGTTGTTGAACTTCGCCTTGTGCCTGGGCTTCTTGGTGAGCCGCGGGTGGTTGCCGGGCATGATCACCATCTCGACCTCGGCGAACTCGCCAGCGAAGTCGAGCCCGAGGTTGAAGAGGATGTGGGCCATCTCCGTGCACTGGTCCACCATGACGATCTCGTTGTTGACCTCCAGCTCCTCGTGGATCACGCCGGAGATCATGTCTCCCAGCACCGCGACGGTCAGCTTGTCCACCGGGTAGCCGGACGACCGGAGTTCCTTGTACCGGAGCGTCGAGTCGCGGACGTACTCGATCCTGCGGCGGCTGACGTCGGTGTCGTAGGCGAGCCCGAGGGCCTCGTCCGGGCGGACGACCTCGCCGTAGTGGGCGTCGGAGACGTCGAGGAGGAACTGGTGCCCCCTCGCCTTCCTCCCGGACGCCTTCTTCGGGCGCCGGAGCGGCTGGGCGTAGACGTTGTTACGGAGCGAGGTGGCGATGTGCCTCTCCAGCCTGTCCTCGAACCTCTCCTGGTCGCGGTAGTTCTTGACGACGGCCTCGGCCTGCCTCAGGCGGGCCTTCGTGTCGTCCAGGTCGTCGCGGAGCCTGTCCTCGACGGTCGCCTTCCCCGCCTGCGACCTGGCCGCGCGCTCTGCCGCCGTCGAGGCCGCGTCCCGGGCGTGCCCGGGCTGCGAGCGGCGCGCGTTCGACGCCTTGGAGCTGTGCGCCGGGGAGCAGTACTTCTGGTTCTTGCGCGTGGGCGTGAACTCCTTGTCACAGCCCGGGAGCGCGCACGTACGCGGTTGGTGCTCAGCCACTCAATGACCCCCTACTCGGTTGCGGAATCGTCGTCCTCTTGAGGCTCGTCTTCGTCGTCGAGCGGCTCATCGCTGCCGATCTTACCGAACCCGTCGGCCAGCTCGATCTCGCCCGACTGGTAGGCCTCGATGTACTCCTTCTGGTTCGAGAGGACGCGCTTGGCGTAGATCTTCTCCTCGGGCTCCGGCGCGCCGGTCTCGGCCGCGGCCGTCTTGGCCCTCGCCGTGCGCTCGGTGTGCTCCTCGTTGAGCGCCTCCCAGTGCTCCGGGTCGGACGCCTCCAGCCACGCGCTCTTCACGAGCGCGGAGCCAAGCTCTCTGTCGGTGAGCGCCGCCGTGTACGCCCGGTAGGCGCGGGTCAGGCGCGGGCCGGAGAGCGGCCCTGTGGGCGCCCCAGGGGCGCCGGGGGCCTGGGGCACGCCGGAGGGCACCGGGTTCTGCGGGGTGCCGGGCCCGGCCCTCTCGCCGCTCTGCTCCGGCCTCTGGCCCCGCCCCGGGGTCCTCGGGCCGATGGCCGGGGTCGTTGCCGGGCCGGGCGGGGGCGGCATGATGATCGCGTCGCCTCCCCCCGCGGCGGGCCCCATCGCCGGGCCGGGGCCCCCGGCCCCCGGCGCGCCGGGGGCGGCGCCCACGTCCGGGACGCCCTCGATCTCCGCCTTCAGGTCGGCCGGGATCGGGAGGCCCTGGGCCACGAGCAGCTTGTACGCCTTGACCTTCGCGCCCTGCTGCTTGACGGTCTTCTGGACGGTCTCCTCCTCCACCGAGTCCAGCTCCTCCTCGAAGTCGAAGTCGGCGCCCATCGCCATCGTCTTGTCGCTGATCGGGACGCCCTGGGCCTTCAGCTGCTGGAAGAAGAGCCGCTGGGTCGCCTCGTCGCGCACGTCGAGGACCTTCATCCTCACGTCCGGCGTCAGGAGCTTCGGCTTCTCGACGATCGTCGGGTTGCCCTCCTCGTCGTACTCCACGACCTCCTCCATGATCTTGACCCTGGTGTCGCCGCGCTTCTCGTAGTCGTAGTGCTCCTGGGCCTCGGCGACGGCCTCCATCCTGGTCTTGACGTGCCGGATGAGGTACTTCTGGAAGGTGCGGAGCATCTGGTTCATGAACTCGGCCTGGAGGGCCGAGCTGGCGTAGGGCTGCGAGTTCGCGCCCGCGCTCAGGAGGCCCGGGTTGATCCCGAACGTCATCATGAGCCGCTGGTCCACGCGGTCGAAGTCCTGGTCGAGGCGCGGCATCTGCTCGCGCCCGAAGACGTTGGTGATCTCCACCCCGAAGTGGTGGACGAGGAGCCGGAAGTCGGCCTGGAGCGCCAGGTCGAGGTCGTCGCGGAACGACCCGATCTCGCCGGGGGTCGGGATCCACGGGCCCTCGCCGTCGCCCAGGTCGGGCGTCCCCAGCTTCGCGAGCACGAGCGGGCTGTAGAGCCGCTCGGCCACGGCGTCCTGCGAGGACAGCAGCTTCTCCTCGTGCATGAGCGTCCGCAGGGCGCGCAGCAGGATCGGCGTCCCGTGCGTGTCCCGCGGGCTCACCTTGAAGGCGACCTGCTTCAGGAGCACGTCGCTGATCGGGATCGGCAGGTCCTGCCGGACGTACTTCAGCAGGTCGGGGTAGTCGGTCTGGAGCTTCCAGTAGAGGTCCTTCGGCTCGCGGGTCTTGACAAGCTCCTTCAGGTCGTCGGGCGGGAGCAGGTGGTACTGGGTGTCCCCGACGATCGGGAGGTGGTCCACCCGCACGAGCTGCGGGTCGAGCAGCTCCTCGCGCTCCCAGACGCCGAGGGTCTCGTTGAACGAGCCCAGCGGGAAGCCCTGGCCGAACAGCCAGTACTCCCGTCCGAGCGCGACCAGGAAGTCCTCGTAGTCGAGCGCGTCGAGGAACAGGTCCTCGTAGAAGTCATTGAGGCTCTTGTCCTTGCACTTGAACTCGATCCCCACGAGCGGGAAGCGCGTGTAGATGTCGATCAGGATCGGGATGAGCCAGTGCGTCCTGTAGAACAGGTCGAGCCACTTGTAGAGCCGGAAGCGGTGCTCGTCCTTCTTGATGTCGTACGGGACGTTGGTGATGCTCCAGTAGTCGGTCGGGTCGTAGAACCGGGGGATCGCCCCGTACACGTCCCCGCCGACGCTGGACGCGAGCCGCCTGGAGCGGCTCCGGCGGTGCGCGAAGTCGGCGATGAGCGCCTCCTGCTCCAGCTCCTGGATGCTCTTCCCCTGGTCGGCGTCGAAGGCCCGCCTGGCGGACTTCGCCATGCCCTCCATCTCCAGCTCGCGCATGGCCGCGCGGACCGGGTTGCGGGGGACGTGCGGGGCGGCGCCGAAGGTCCGGGACTCGCCCTGCTTGCCCCCTGGGTTGAAGCGGTCCATCTCCTACCTTATGGTGCCGCCCGGGGCGGCTGTCACCTGCTCCTCTCCCGCCAGGCGAGGCCGCACGAGACCACCGCCAGCAGGGCCGAGGCAGCGTAGATGTAGGACCCGGCCGTCCAGGGCGCGCCGTCGAGCATGAGCTGCAGGCCCCTGACGAAGGTGGCGACGCAGAGCAGGCCGAACGAGCAGAGCAGGGCCCGCCGGTAGGGGGGCGTGTTCAGCAGCAGGGCCATCGCGAAGGAGAGCCCGGCGGCGAACAGGAAGACGACCCCCTCGAAGACGCGGACGGCTGTGACCAGCGCGGTCACGGCCTGCTACACCGCGGCCGCGAGTCTCTCAGCCGTGCGCTGGCGGTCCCACTCGATGAACTCGGCCAGAGAGGCGACGCTCGCGACCGGCTGGGGCTCGCGCAGCTCGCCCGGGGTCTCGGCGGGCTGCCGCCCGCGGCCCGAGTGGACCATCTCGGCGGGGAGGTAGTAGTGGGCCTCGCCGCCGACGGAGACGTAGTACTGCCCGCCCAGGTCGCCGCCATAGCTCTCCTTCAGCTGGCCGTAGACGGACTCCGGGTCCATCCGAAGCTTGTCGGCGGCCGCCGTGACCGCGTTGTCCGTGCTGACCTCCTCCTCGGTCTCCGGGATGCGGCCCCCGAAGTTGTCCAGCTCGACATACCCGGCGACGTCGGTGTCGCCGTGGGCCTCGCCGTTGACGGAGATCGCGTCCCCGAAGTTCGCGACGATCTTCAGGTTCGAGCGGACCTCGTCGTCGCCCAGGCCGTACTCGCGCGCGATCTGCGCGACGTCGTCGTCGCCCGGCGTGCTCCAGGTCATCGCGGCCTGGACGTTCGCCATGTTCTGCACGATCTGGTCGAAGATGCCGCTCGGGGTGTGCTCGTCGGCCCCGGCGTCCGGCCTAGCCGCAGGGGGCAGCTTAGCCTCGTCGCTCGGCGCCTCCTCCGCGGGGCTCTGGTTCATGGCCGACGGGTCGTCGTAGTCCCCGCCCGGGCCCGAGGGCTCGGCGGTCTTGACGGCGGCGTACGCCCCCGGCGCGCCCTGGCCCTGCTGCATCCCGGGCTGCGCGCCCGGCTGCTGGCCCGCTGGCGGAGCGACCTGGATGGTCGTGCCGTCGTTCGGACAGGTGTACTGGTTCTGCGCCGGGCCCTGCGGCGTCTGGCTCGGCTGCATTGTCGTCCCGCAGGTCGGGCACACGACGTTGTGGATCGGCATGTACGCCCGCTTGACGATCTCTCCCTCGCACTCCGCGCAGAACAGGCTCTCCTCGGCGGCGGCCTCCTTCTCGCAGCGGAAGCAGCTCGTGATCTCCGGCGCGGTGACCTCGATCTCGTCCTTGTCCCCGCCCGAGTCGCCGTCCTGCTTCTTGCGCTTCAGCTCCTCGACGCTCTTGCAGAAGCCGCACGAGCACCCGGGCTTGTGGCCCTTGCCAGCGGCGGACTTCGTGTGCTTCGCCGTGTCAGCCGTGGTGTCGTCCATGTCCACGCGGCCGTCCGGCTCGATCTCGTCCAGGACCGGCTCGCTCGCCCTGATGTCGCTCTTCTCGACCTCGAAGGGCTGGCCGGTCTCGTTCTTCATCTCCGACGTCGCGCCTGAGGGGTCAACCCTGTCCGGCTTCGTGACGCCCACAGCGTCGCCCTCGTCGGGGAAGTCCGCGCTGATGACCTCGCGCAGGAGCCCCTCCACGCGCTCGGGGTCGGCGCCGACCGCCTCCGCGCACTCGCGCGCGCAGCGGGTGACCTCCGTGTCCACGTAGGCCAGGCGCGACGCGTCGCGCTTGACGAACTTGCCAAGGGTCTGCCGGTACCTCTCCGTCGCCAGGCGGGTGGCCTCCCTGTCGGCCTCCCTGGCGATGTCAACCGGGTCGAAGATGCTCACCCGGGTACCCCTACGGGAGCAGGAGGTACTCGTCCGGGATGGCGTCAAGCTCCTCGTCCGAGAGGGCCTCTGGGTCCTCCCCGGGCTCGGGCTCGACGGCGGCCGCCTTCTGCATCGCGGCCTGGGCCTCGATCTGGTCCTGGACGTCCGTGAAGTCGTCGTCCACGACGCCGATCCAGGAGCCGTCGTCGCGGCCGATCGCGCCCCCTCCGATCGACGCGTCGATCTCGAAGCGGTCGTAGTGGCGCTCCGGCCGGTCCTGGGCCGACGCCAGGAGGAACTCATCCTCCGTGAGGTCCGCCTCGTCCACGGCCGTCGCGCTGATCACGCTGTCGAGCTTCACGCGGTCCGAGAGGGGGAGCTTGTCGTCCGTCACGAGCGCGCGGGCCCGCAGCTTCAGGGCCCCGGCGGAGGCGAGCTTGGCCCGGACCTCCTCCAGCGTCTCCCCCGCGAGGGCCTCGTGGGCCTCGTGGTCGGCCAGCAGCTCGGCGATGGCGCTCTCGTACTCGACGGGCTCCTCCGAGGACAGGCTGACCTGCTCCGGGTAGAAGCTCTCGACCTCGCCGTCGCCGTCGAACCGGACGGCGATCGTGTCGCCGTAGATCGTGTCGAGCTTGGCGACGACGGTGCCGAGGCGTCCGTCCGCCTCGACCCTGGCGCCGACCGCGCTCGCCTTGGCCTTGTCCTCCTCGCAGGACTCGCACACGGCGCAGTCCTCGCACCCGTCGTGGCCGCAGTCGTCGCAGGCGGCTGCCCGCAGGGAACCGGCCTCCACGACCTTGCCCTCGACCGCCACGTAGAACTTGTCGTCCTCGAAGACCGCCGCGCCGCCCTTCTCCTGGGCGAGCGCCTCGGCCTCCACTCGGGTCAGTTCGGATGCCATGTCACCCGTTACTCGCGCGGGGCGGAAAGAAGCTCAGCGCCTTCGCCCCCTTCTGTCCATCGAGCGGGCTGGGTCGTCGGAGCTGTCGCGCGGGCGGCCCTCGTAGAACTCGCGGAAGCCGCTCATGCCGCGGAGCCCGCCGGGGGCGTTCTCCCTCGTCCTGCGGCCCTCCCCGGCCTGGAGCCGCTGCGCCCCGAGCGCGGCCTTCGTGCCGGAGAGCGAGTCCCCGATCAGGGCGTCCGTGACCTCGGCCACGCAGTCGGCCATGTCCTTGGTCGTCACGGGCCCGATGTCCTGCTTCACGACCTTGCCGTTCTTGACCTGGAGGAACTTCAGCTCGTCCTTGACCAGCTCCAGGGAGCGCGCGTTCAGCTGGCCCACCGGGGCCGGGGCGTGGACCCTGCCCAGGTAGAGGGCCGCCTTGAAGTTGTCCCACCGCCGCTGGTTGACGGCCGGGGTCGCGGTCTTCTCCCTGACCCGGACGTCGTTGATCCCCATCTCGACGACCTTGCGCCGGAGCTGCTGGATCGCCTGGGCGCTGTCGAACTGGTCGAACGTCCACTCGTACGGCCGGAAGTTGCGGATCAGCTCCGTGAACACGTCCATGACCACGAACCAGTCGATCACCTCGTCCTTCATCTCGCCCGGGTAGAAGGCGTCGATGAGGTCGAAGACCACGTGGGGGGCGTCGATCACGTTCCCCTCGCCGTCGTCCGTCGGGTGGATCTCGACGTGCCCGATGGCGAAGCCGAAGTTCGCCGTCGTCTGGCTCGGGTCGCCGTGGGCCTTGTACTGGAAGATGCCGATGCCCGCGTGCTCCGTCTTCAGGACGCGGCCGTCCGGCGCGGCGCCGGTGAACATCCGGTCCACCATCTCCGGCCGGAGGTAGGCGTCCACCGTCTCGGCGAACTGGGCCATGTACTCGACGCGGAACTTGTCCGGGTCGGCCTTCCGCTCCTGCTTCAGCATCGAGTACGTGATGAGAGGCTTGCGGCCCTCGTCGTTCTCGTACATCGTCCACGAGGGGAACTGCATCATGAACCGCTCGGGGAACGCCGGGAAGGCGCCCTCCAGCATGAACGACTGCTCGTACAGGTCCCAGAACAGGCCGACCTTCGTGTACGGGGACGAGTTCGCGAAGACCAGCCCGTCCAGGTCGAACTGGCGCAGCGACGGGACGGCGGCCGCGTAGACCTCGCCCGCGCTCCGGCGCGACTCGCCCGCGAGCATCTGGGCCACCTCGTCCATGGCGATGACGATCGAGGCCGAGCCGCGGATCGTGTCCGCGCTGGAGGCGAGCGCGGCGACCCTGATCTTCGCCATGTCGCGCGTCTCCCTGCCCTGGGCGAGCCGCTGGAGCTTCCGCAGGTCGGCGGGCGTGTGGACGGACAGCTCCGTCTCCATGCCCTTGCCCCAGTACGGCCGCAGGGCCTCGCACGAGCGGATCGAGGAGTACGCGTCGGCGTACTGGAAGTCGGTCGCCTGCTTCTGGCTCGCGGCGATGATCGGGACGTAGATCTCCTTGTCCGGGTCGATGCCGTACCAGGTCATCGGGTCGTCCATCTGCACGAGCCCGTAGACCTTGTAGGCGATCCCGATGCCGGTCATGAAGCCCTTCGAGGACCGGCGGCCGCCGACCAGCTGGACCAGCTGGAAGTGCGGGTACTTGTTGTCGCGGAGGTAGTCCACCCTCTCGCGGATCATCGGGCAGATCGTGACCTCGCCGCCGTCGGCGCTGCTCTGGATCCACTTCGTGAGGATGTCCTCCTCGGGCCCGGTCAGCTCCTCCAGGAACCAGAGCTTGAGCATCACCCGCTGCGCGGGGAAGAGGTTCTTGCCCAGGTAGTCGCTGCTCTCCGCGAACTCGCAGATGGGGACGCGCGGCGGCGTCACCATCGCGCGCTCGAAGTTGCCGAGTAGGTCTAGGCTACCCTGACTCACCGAGGACCGCCTCGCCGCGCTCCCGCGCGAGCCTGACCTCCTCGGCCTTCCGCTCGTGGTCGAACTCGTTGCCCGGGGCCCTGGCCACGACGCTCACGAGCGGGGGCTTGCGCGCCAGCATGGGCGTCGCGTCCACGCTCACGATGAGCCCGATCCCCGCGAAGGCCTCCGCGGCCTCCTTCTCCAGCTCGTCGGCGATCGCCTCGAACTGCTTCATGCTCGTCCACGTCTTCCGGCTGAACCGGGCGTTGAGGCTCTCGCCCACGCGGTAGGCCGCGACGATCTCTTCGTCGTAGAGGTTCACCATCGCCGCATGTTAGGCGGCGCGAAACGACCCTAATCAGGTGAGGGGGCCCCTTCCGGGGCCCCCTCGGCGCGGGATGTCGCTACCACAGTTTATCAGTGGTGGCGGCGACCCGAACACCCGCCGCACCCGCACTCCGGGCTCGACACGTGCAGTCCGTTCGGGCCAGCCCCGGGGAGTTGGAGGGCGTAGTAGCCCATCCCCTTCTTCGGCGTCTTGCGCCGACGGGCGTGGCCCCCGTTGTTGACGGAGCGCGACCGGCGCCAGAGCCCCGCGGTCATGCCCACGTCAGCTCACCAGCCCGAACGGCTCGAACAGGTCACGCCGGTTGAGGGCCAGCCGGACGACCTTCGCGCTGACGCGGGTCAGGGCCCGGTAGTACGACTCGCTCAGGTGGTCGCTCTCGTACTCGTGCCCCAGCTCGTGGATGAACAGGTCGATCACGTCGTCGTTGATGCCGACGTACTCGACGCGGTCGAACCACGCCTTGCCGAGCTTGCCCTTGTTGTAGGTCAGCGTCCGTCCCCCGTAGCAGGCCAGGTAGTTCTGGGTGACGTCCACGGTGAAGTTGACCTCGATGTCGAACCCGAGGGCCTCGCGCGCGAGCATCTTCGAGAACTCGTGCACCGTCCGCATCCCGTCCGTCCACTTCGACTCGTGGATACCCTCGCCGGTGCCGGACACGACCGAGTTGCTCGGCGTGACCTTCCCGGCGGCGGGGACGAACCCGTTCTGCCGCACCTTGTCCCACGCCGACCTGTCCATCGTCCCGGCGTGGAGGACGGAGTACCCGGCGGCGACGGCCAGCTTGTTGGCCTCCTGGTCGCTCGGGTCGTACGCGACGCGCTTCTCGCCGAACCGCTTGTCCAGCACCGTCTCGACCGCGGCCGGGTCGGTCAGCTTGGCGCCCAGGGTCGAGCTGACCCAGGACTCGCTGGCGTCCTGCGCGTTGAGCAGGTGCGCGGCCTCGTTCAGAACGTGCGCCCGCAGGTCGCGGAGGTACGACGGCGTGATGTTGTCGCGGTCGGTGTTCAGCGGCACCTTCTGCATCACGTTCACGTGCCACTTGTCGCCGGACTCGACCACCGGCAGGCCCATCTCGTAGACCATCGCCGTCTCGCCCGGCTGCGGGTTGTACAGCTGGACCTCGCACTTCCGGCGGGTGGGCCGGAGCGTCCCGGACTCGTCCGCGACCTCCGTCGTCAGGAGCGCCTCGAACGTGAGCACCGGCACGCGCTCGGCCAGGGCCTCGCCGTTGAGGAACGTCCAGACGTCCGGCGGCTGGATCAGGGTGCGGAACTTCCGCTTGCTGTCCTCGATCTCCCGCTCCGTCATGCGCAGGACGGCCTCGAAGCGGGAGCCGCGCTCGCGCCGGTCGGGGATGTCCATGCGGGCGTTGCTCACCGGGTCGATCAGGACGGCGCCGTTCACGCTGATCACCTTCACCTGGTCGGCCAGGGCGATCACGAGCTTCTCGCCCATGTTGAACCGGCCGCGCTTCTCCGGGTCGTCCTTCTTCTTGCTGTTCGCGAAGAGCGTGTAGGCGTGGCTCATGTCGTGGAACCCGTCCGGCGAGTCGTCCTCGACCACCAGCAGGGCCCGGTCGGGCGAGTGGTACTCCAGGGTGACCTCCACCCGGGTCGTGTCCTCGTCCCAGGCGTTCTGGACGAGTTCCATCACGGCGAAATCCTTGCCGCGCCGCTCGACTAGTCGGGCGAGCCCGGCCACGTCCACCGTCAGGGCGGGGAGGCCGGTCTCCAGCTTCTTCTTGGCGCTCATGTCTTCCTTTCTCTCGCAGGGACGGCCGCTAGCAGCAGCCGCAGTCGCACTCGTCGGAGGGGTCCGTCTCAATCTCGATGTGCCCGATGACGATGGTCGCGCTCTCTTCGCGGTACAGGCACTCGAACGGCTCGTCGAAGGTCACGGTCTGCATGGAGTTCTTGTCGTACGTGGTGACCGGGCCCAGCTCGACCGGCACGGCGCCGATCATGCCCGAGTCCACCGCGTACAGGTTCCCGTCCGAGCCCGGGTACTTCCCGTCGCCGATCCAGGTGTGGATTCCGATGACGGGCCTGCCGTCCACGTCGGCCAGGAGGATGCGGTCGCCCGTCGCCCCGTCAGCCGCGGCGGTCAGCCACTCGTCCCACTTGTCGCCCCCGATGCCGCTGTAGCACGGGTCGCCCACGAGGTACGTCCCCGCGGGCATCAGGACACCCTCGTCCGTGAGGGTCGCTTTCTGCATGTCTGGCTCCTTCCTCTTGGCCCTCCGGGGCATGGCCGACCGGACGGCGTTCTCGCCCACGTGGAGCGAGTGCTCCTCGCGCAGGCACGTTCTGATCTGGGCCGCGCTG